TAATATTAAGCTCAAGATTAGGTTTAGGATTATTATCAAGCTCATCTAAAAGTCTCCAAGTTGATTTTTGTAATAACGGTTCTCCGCCAGTAATACGTAAAATAGTCAAAGTTTTTGAAACTTCTGGCCACCACCGCCACCAAGCTTCTACATAAGGATTAGTTTCTTCTTCGTAGATTTGAAACCAGTCAATATCATTCCTATGATTTTTAACCATATCATATGGTCCATTATCTTTGATTTCTTTGTAATAACTGCTAGAATGTTTTGGATGGCAATATCCGCATTTGAAATTGCATTCATTTCCGAACGAAATTTCTATATACTGTGGATTAATATTTTGATCCCAATCTCCGTCTTTGATCTTAGCAAAACGTTCCGGTGTATATATTGTACTGTTACGTTCTTTGCGATCTGAAACATAATCATCTCCCATGGCTTCGATGTTCCAGCAGTAATTACAACCACTGGGCTTGCCGCCATTAAGCATTTCCAGTCGTTCGTGTTTTTTTTGATTGGTATTGTGTAATGCACTGGCGTCTATAACAATCTCATCTAAAGGAATCTTATGAGGGGCTGGATGACCGCAAATAGATCCGTCAATAGCATATTGATCATTAGACTCTTCGCACCATACTCGTAATCGTTCCTGCGTTTCTGCATCCTGCTGGCGAGCAATTACACGACTGGCTAACTTAGCGCATTCTCTAAATGCTGACTTCCATGTGTTAAATGGATCAGTATTAAAACCATTTATGTTTGAAACTTCTGGCATGGGTTTAAACCATTTGCTGATGCTTGTGGTCATGTCTGGCTTTGAAAGATCCATGTCTATGGTCAGTTGCCTTGGTAACAGTTTTACGCCGCCGTTACCGTATTCTAATCCGTTCACTGGGTTCGTGCTTTTCCAAACATGCACTGTGGACTTGGCATTAAAGTCGTAGTAAGGAATATGATAATTAAAATCAAAGGTATCTAAAACGATAGCATCAGCATCTACTACATAAAACATGTCTGTTGAAACTGTTTTAGCAGCTTCTATATGTGCTTGATGTATGCCTTTGATATTTTTAATCCAATAAACATTATTTCCTGTTAATTTAGAAACAAGCTCGCTGTATCTCTCTTCAGCAAAAGGTTCATGATAGGATATAAATGCCACGTCGAGCTTCTTAGGATTACTTGCTACTACTTCCATTTCTTTTTTATTAGTGAAAAATCTATAATCCCACTCACGTTGCAATATCTTTGCAGATTTTGGAAAGAGACAAACTCCGTCATAGTATTGATTATTTAGAAACACATGAATGTAATTTTCATCCCATTTAGTTACGCAATAATCTAAATGAAAGTCAGGATCTAATTCTACGTAATCCCAGACCACCCAAAAAAACTTTGTAAACGCTCGAGACCTTACTTCTTCAAATGTTCGAACATGTTCAAGTTTTTGTGCATTAGGGAATCTAGTTCGAAACTGCTGCCATGCGTGGTTGTCTACTGAGCTTTTGCCAACGTAAAATATATCATACATTGTCGGTGGCCCTGTAATATGTTAGCCCCAGATTAATTGTTTCGTCATATAGATCCAATGTATACTTGCTTTGTGCTGCATCAAGAAACGGCCAATCAAATCCCAGCTGTTGTTTGATTTTTTCACCAAGGTCTTGAATGGCAGTGTCAAGGCCGTCACCATTTACCTCTTCATACGGTCGTCCGTACTGCTCCCAAATACCTCTGAGAATTTCAAAATCTCGAACTTCCACATAATTCCACTCAGTGCAATTTGCTAACCATGTACCTAATCTAGCACCGTAGACTGCATACATGCCATTTTCTTCATGTGCTCCAACTGTAGACCACATACGCAGTCTATGAATGTTGTGCCACCAAATCTGTTCTCGAATTTCTTGAGGAGGTACACGAACTCCATCAAGTAACGTCATTTTAACACCTTCGCGGAATCCTGCCCTCCACGCCTGGAACGGACTACCTGTGATAACACTTTCGCTGTAGACTCTGGGAAAATTTCTATAACCATCTTCCCAACAAAAATCTACCTGTCCACGATCGCTGTCTGCGTTCTCATGTGTGCGCATGTTGAGTACAAAATCTTTCTTCCAGATTTTTAATCCACCGTTGCCATAGCGTAGGCCATTGATGCTGTTACGACCGCACCATCCATAGACCTGTATCTTAGGATCATCCATGTTAAGATCAAGATTGAAGAATGCAGGATCAACAATATTGTCTGCGTCAACAGTAATGAACCATTCTGTTTCACTTAATTCTGCTGCGGCTTTGTGTGCATGGTCTGAACCTTTCACTCCGTGTATACGCTTGGCCCAGGGCACCTTATTGCATAGGTCAGCATAATGCAGATCTGCGTTGGGTTCGTCGTAGCTCAAAAACACTACATCAAATTCTACTGTTTTCATTTATATTCTATTACGTAATTTTTAAACAATCTGCGTGTGTATACACTGAAATGATCAAAGTCAATATTTTTCACAGTCACAGTCTTACCGACGAGATCATTGATAGTGATAACATGAGTTTGATACAGTATGTTAGGATCATTATACGCAGTAATTAAAAAATTCATTTCAGTGCTGCCATCCCAGACAAAATTTCTTCGAGTGCCTTCGATCTTTGATTTTTTTGTTCCGCCGAGTTCCTGTGATAACTGTATTTTTAATGTTTTAGTTTTCTTGGTGTATGTCAAATATACATCTGGTTTCGTGACTGCGGAATATTCGGTTGACACAATTCTATGCAACACATCGTCGAGTTTGATTAGAGTTTTCAATTCTGCAATTTCTAAATTGCCAGAGCTGATATCTATCATGCAGTTTTCTATCTGTATCTCAGCGTTGATTATAGATTCAGCTAAATGACTGTCTACTACAACTTTGTTGGCTTCGTTAGGAAAAGCAAAATCAGGACCCACGCTTATGACCTTGCCTGTGATAGGATCAAACACTGCCACATATACAGTGGGTGCTGGACGATATGATGCCATCCATTTTTCAAAATCTTCTATGGTTTCTATAGTTTCCATGCTATTTCCTCTAAGATGTTAATTACTTCATCGGTGATTTTATCTTTTTCTACGTAGTGTACAATGTCATGCTGTTGATAATTTCCGATTTTTAATTGAGCTTTTTTGTCAAGATAAAATCCCACATGGTTGCTCCAGGTGTCTGCAGGCCAAGGCCAGTTCTGTATCATAGGTTTCATATGAACAATTCTAGGAAACTCTAATGGGTATGCTATTTGATCTTGAATATCTAAAATTTTTGCTGCCAGAGCAAATGCTTCATCTGTGCCTACTACCTTGGGTTTATATTCTGATAAAAATACATTGGCAAACTCCACAGGATTTTTGATGATGTGTCTACCCAGATCAAAAAAGTCTCGAGCTAATTGAGAGTCTTTACTGAAAAAGGTCCACACAGAATATACATCAGGCAAATGATTTTTGTCAAAGCATTTGCGATAAGTTCTGTCAGTGACTGTCTGTGACCTATAGGTATGAACTCGGTTGGCAATATACAGCTGAGAATTATCAACATGATAATCAATCCAATGGCTGTAATCACGCATGAACAGCATGTCGGCATCTAGGCATACTGTGTGGTCAAACGGTGTCAACTGATCCATCCAGCTACGCCCATCCCAAAACGTTTCTTGATCCCATTCTATAACATGATCAAACACCCACGGACTCTTTAACTTTTCAACTTTACTTTTATCATCAATTACCAGAGCAACTTTGTCATAGCCCGGTTTCTGAGTGTTCTTGATGCTGAGTGCAAGAGCGTAGGCCATGCTTAGATAATCAACTGTGTCATGTTCTGCAACTATCAACAGATATCCAAAATTCATATCATCTCCAATAATTGCTGTTTGTGTCTCACAATACTTTGTTTATTCATGATATGAATATCAACATCACGTACGGCAGCAGCACAATATGTGTTGTCTAATTTATAGTCAACTAAAAATTTCAACGTAGATCCGTCAACTTCGTATAATATGTCTTTGTCTAGGGCTGATAGAATTGCCGGCAGTCTGCCTAAGGTAGTTTCTTCAAATCCATCTAACAGATGTTTAGCAACACTGAAAGCAATGTCATTTCTAAACTGTCTATGATCGAATCTAAAAACGTCAGAGTAATACAGATAATTTTGTTTGACGTAATCCACAGTGTCAAAAAACAATTTAGAAACAGGATTTTTAGTAAACATCACTGTTGTGGCCCAATATAGTTTCACTCCGGTTTCGGAAATGTTGACATCAAGGTATCCCAATCTGTGTTGGCTGTAAATATCGTTGATAGATTCTCCTATCATAACGTCTTGGTCAACATCCCAATAGCTGTTGAGATTATCAGTGAGTATGAAATAGTCACTGTCAATCAACAGTGTGCGATCATAGGGAGTTAACTCCCACGCTGAATGCCTGTTGGTGTTAGTGAACGGCACCATCTGACCGTTGATACCGTCCCTGAGAAATCGTTGATTACTGGTTTCTGGTTTTTCAGTTAATATAATCTTGTCAAATACGGTGTTGGCCAAATCAAAGACCGAGCTCTGTTTCATCCACTCAACTGTGGTAGAATCAGTGACTAAACTTACTGGCACTGAAAGATGTTTTTTAGCCAAACCGCCGCTGATTATGCTGAGCAAAGCATAGTCTACTGTGCGATTGTTATGCGCATAGATCAAAATGCCTTTGTTCATGACTGTATTAGCTTTTCCACAGATCTGCTTTTTTTAATCTGTTGATATTGAGCGAAATATTCATTAGTGACTTCAAAATATCTACTGAATATTTCGTCGCAGAATGCCTGCACGTCACTGATCAACACGGGATTTTGATTTACATCAAGCAGTACTATATCGGTGAGTCTGCCTTTGGCACACAGCATTTCTACAAAAGTCAGCAAATCTCTGTCAATGCGAAATATGCCACCACCGTGGCCGTAGTTGAGTTTGGCTTCAGATCTTTCTTTGAGGATTTTTTTCTGAATAGAAAAAGTCTGTTGATAATTGGCAAAATCCAAAGCTGCTTTCAGCTGCTGTTGCATACATTCTCCTAATATAAACTGCGTAGTTTATTTATAGGAGTAGGTATGTGCTGGATTAAAAATAGAAGAACAGTTTCATACGAGCAGTTAGATTCTGTACTATAGTCTGAAGTTGATCTACCGGGATATCAACAGAAGCTGAGCCAAGAGCGTCATGCTTGGCCAATAGCATAGTAACAGCTAAAACATTTGTGCTGCTAGACATTTTTAGATGAGCAGCCTGTGCCACACTAAACCCGCTGTCTGACCAGTTCACAGGCCCAAACACAGAATTCCATCTAGGATGTCCTATCAACATGTATAGATCGCACACAGCTGGGTAGTAGATTGAGCCGGAGTAAAAGCCAGTCGATGATCCGCCAAAACTAACTCTTCGATATGCATATACCTGGAAACCATTGACTGTGGCATTTTCATAGATAAACCCGCTGTTGTAACCGTTAAGGGCTCGATATCTACCGGTTTTCCCCCATCCCACTGTTCTGTTGGATCCCGGTCGATACCCGAATGCTGTAAGAGGACGGCTGGTAGGATAGCTGCCAGCGGGATAAGGCACAAATGGCGGACTTGGATCTGGTGCTGGATCATCATTTAAAACATATACACCATTTGCCACTCGCTCGGTTGGGGCAATATCCTGATCACCATACCCGAAAGTTTTCACATAAAAATCACCATCATATACTGTGGTAGTTTTAGCTACTTGATATCGA